GCGTGAGTGCTGTTCCCAGCCCTGCACAGCCATCATGCCTGCCCACGCGGTGCCGTGGAACTGGTAGGGGACACGCTCGGAGTGGTATTCGTCGCCGATGTCCTCCCGCCGGTTGTCCCACATCGTTTGGCCCCGGCCTTCGTCGTCTGGCCGGTCGCCGAGGATGGCGGGGAGTGCCGTGTCTCGGAACGTGGGGAATGACATGGGTGTGTCGATGAGGCGGGCGATCGCGGCGTCCACCTCGGTGGCGGCGCCGATCATGTCGCGCAGGATGCCGCGGGCTTCCACGATGCGCCACGTTGACCCGACGGTGTGTCGGATGTTGACCTCGGCTGGTCGGCCCAGCACGTTCGCTCGGAACGTGTTCGCACACACCACGATGGTGGATGACAGGGTGCCGACCAGTGCCGTGGTTCTGTCGTGGCTGGTGCCGAGGTTCAGTGAGTGACCTCGGGCCGGTAGCCCGTCTAAGGCGGCGTCGTCGGGTACTCCGAGGGAGACGAACGCTAGGCGTCGTCCCCGCAGTGTGCCCGCCGACAGGGTGGGGATGTCGATGCCCCGCTCGGCTTGTGCGGCCTCGGCGAAGATGTCGGCGAGGTCGGCCAGTTCCGAGTTTTGCAGGATGCAGTACGACGAGGGCACGATGTCGAAAATGTCCTCGGGGTTGTCTGTCGGGGCGAGGGCTTTCCAGCCTTCGATGGTGGCTGCCTTGGGTATGAACATGACACCCGGCGGCGGGTTCTCGCCGAGGATGGCATCTAGGGCGGCGGCTACGGGCGCCAGTTCGTAGCCTCGGATCGCCCACCCGTCAGGCTCGGGGCCGGTGTCGCCGTCTCGGAGTCCGAGGGCGGCCAGCCAGTCGGCGCGTGGCAGACAGTCGGCGTACTCCTCCCCGAGTCGGTGCCAGTTCCCGATGCCCGTGAGCGGGCTGTTGGTCGTGATCAACACTCGGTCGATCTCGGTGTGGATTTCGTGCATTGCTTACTCCCTTGCTGCGGGCGATCTCTTGGGGATCGCCTCGGCTGTCAGGGTAGCACCGTCTCGGCTGTTATGTGTGCATGGTGGTCGCCCACTGTGTCGGTGGGGCGTGCTATCGTCGGTGCGTACACCGACCACAAACAGGGAGATAGGCAATGATGACACGGCGAGACTTCGAGGCACTGGCGGAGGTGTTGCACCGATTCAGTGACGACTACCCCGAGCATCGGTGCGAGGCCGAGTGGCTGGCGTGCCAGTTGGCCGAGGTGTTGGCGAACGCCAACCCTCGGTTCGATGAGGTGCGGTGGCGGACTGCTTGCGGGGTCGGGTGATGGGGGAGTGGCCCCCATCGGTGCGGAGCGTGACGGCGAAGTGCCGCCACTGTGCCGAGTCCGACACGGTGGAGGTGAGCAACGCCGACTACATGCGGTGGGAGAATCGGGAGGGGTTGGTGCAAGACATCTTCCCGAAGCATGACGCCTCGGAGCGGGAGGTGCTGCTGGCCGACCGTGGCGGGTGGTATGTGTGCTGGCGGTGCTGGGACACGGTGATGGCCGACGAGGACGAGGAGGTGGGCGATGCCTGATATGACGCCAACTGGTTTGGACTGCACAATGACGATGGAGGAAGTGATGCGAGAGCGTGAGTTGGAGCGCCAGCGGTGGCTGGCGCAGAAGGCGAAGCAGGAGCGGGAGACGAGGCGGGAGCGGGGTGGCGGTGGGGTACCCCGAGTTCGTCATTGACTACGAGCGGTGGTGGCCCGCGTGTGTCCACCTGTATGGGCAACGGAAGGGGCAGGCATTGTTTAATTCGTTGCTTAAGCACAATGAACGACTGGCGAACGCCATTAGCGGGGGGCCGATGGATCCGTTCCATATCCCGAACCCGTCGCAGGAGGTGTTCGATTACCTGCAGGAACATTGGGGCGATTACGGCCCTGATGGGATGGTTGATCCCGTGTATCCGCAGTCTAGGTTGTGGTGAAACGGGACAGTTTGTGGTATAGGCAGAGCAGACAATAGGGAGGCAAAGTATGACACCTGAAAAGCGGGCATCAACGAAGGCCGCTATCGACCGCCTGCAGACGTTTTGTGACGAACTGCATGACGATGCCGTGCGGGCGCTCTTGGAAGGTGAGGACCTCTACTCCGACGCGTTGTGGGACATCCTCCACGACGCCACCACCACACTTCTAAAGGTAAAGGAGGCAGTAAATGGCGACACCGAATGAGCCGCAAGGTGAGTTGTTAGACGACAGTCTGGACACCCGCCTAGAGGCATCACTAATGGCAGCCCAAATGAGCATGGTTGCTCTGTATGGGCCGTTTAATTATATCGTGTCAAATCATCGGAAATTCGACACGGAAATACTGCTGGAAATGCAGGTAAAGATACAGGAATTGACGACATACATTGTAGATATGTCGCAATCATTAGACGACCAGAAAGAAGTTTTTCTATGGTAAATGCACCCGTATTAGTTGACGTAAATGGGCTACAAACGTCGCTCCTTGTTGACCCAATTGCCTTCGCTGCTAGGTTGACAGAACGAATCGACGGCAACGGAGTGGGTGAAGGCGCGACTGACCTGTTGTATGCGACGGAGGTGGCGGCGAATCTTGAGGATCTCAAGATCGCCGTGGCGTTTGTGCGTCGCCAGTCGATGCTTGACGAGCGGATACGGGTGGGTAACACCGCCGAGGTGGGACGCCGTGCTGGCGTCCTGCGGTCGCGGGCACATGCGATGGTGAACCGTGCGACGCATGAGCGAATTCACGGCATGACCCTGCCAGATGTGTTGGACGAAAGATGAGCGCAACCATCACCCGCGACAACCGTGGGCGACGGTACACGGGGCCACAGCCCAAGGGTCGCATCTGCGAGTCGAAGGGCTGCACGACCGTGCTGTCGATCTACAACCACGACGACATCTGCGCCAAGTGCGACGCCGCCGAATGGAAATGCTTGACAGGGGTGAATCGGTGCCTGTAAGGTTGCGGCGCGCCCTCAGGGGCGCGACCGCGACGGTAACGGGGCGGTACCCATCCGCTCCCTCGGGTACCGCCCCACCGTCACAAGGGAGAGGTACACTGTCATATGATTGAAATTCCGATCCGCCAGAGTTGGCTGAACACCCTGTCAAACTGCCCCGAGTGGGCGCGGCAGGATCGGATGGGGTTGGTTACGCAGAAAGAAAGTTCCGACATGCTGCGTGGCAATTTGGTGCATGGAGCGATTGAGCATGTGGGGCGTTTGATGATCCTCGGGGACGATCCTTCCTTTGAGGTCATGTTGGAAAAGATAGACGAGATGTTTGCTAAGTCGGTTGGTTCGGTTGACGTATGGCGAGATAGCCACGAACGCATCATTGAGGTGGCCCGCAACAACTCGTTTGCTTGGTATGAGGAAGTGCGTCCGTTGCTGTACCCTGTCGGGGTGGAGGAGGAGTTTCGGTTTACGTTGGATGAGCGGGATGGGGTTCGTTTGGTGGTGACTGGTACTGCTGATTGGATCAACGAGGACAGGTCGATATGGGATTGGAAGAACCCGAGTCGCAAGCATGAGCCGTGGGAGAAGAAGCGGTGGGACTTGCAGTCGCATGTGTATTGTGCGGCGTTCGGGTCTACGGCGTTCAACCTTGTTGCTTTGGTCGACGGGGTCGTTCAGCGGACAGAGATCGAACGAACTGAGGCGCATACTGAAGCGTTGAAGGATTTGTGCTGGTCGGCTGCAGAGTTGCTGCAGTCCGACCTGAAGGTCTGGCCGAAGCGTTGGGGCTGGTGGGGTTGCTCACCGAAGTGGTGCCCCGTGTGGCAGGCTGGAGAATGCCGAGGGAAACACCTTGGCTCTGACCCGTGGTAACACAGGGAGACAACATGACAGAAACATACATAGGTGAGTCGGTGGTTTGCGTCACCTTCTCACAGAAGGTGTCAGAAGCCCCATACGAGACGGCTGATTACACACTCAGCATCACCCGCTCCTACCCCGATTCGTTTGACGATCAGTCAATCCTCGTTGAAGCAGAGGGGCTGTTCAACGACATCAAGGCAGAGGTGCTGAAGCAGGCAGGTCAGGAGTTCGACCTGTCAGAGTCGGGGGTGGTCATGCGGACGCTCAAAAGCGGCGTGGCCCGACCTGACAGTGATCCGCCTAGCGCCCCCTCGGCGCCCACGCAGGGTCATGCTACGACGGCACCACCGAGCGCACCCGTAGGGCCGACAGCGCAGTCAATGGCTGCCCGTCCAGCGATGGGTGGGAAGGTGTATCCCCGAGTGGACTTCTGTGTCGGCAAGGAGTCCGACACGAAGCAGGCTGCGTGGAACCTGCTGGCGTTCCATCCGAACGAATGGTCAGACGGCAACGGCGGCGTCATCAGGGTTTACGAGGTCAAGGAACACGCCGACGGCACCACTGATACGAATAAGAGCGGGAAGAACTTCCCGAACTTCTCTGTCACTGCCGAGGCTCTGAACCACATCGGTATCAACGTCGCCCGCAACGTGGGCCTGTGGGTCAACGACGGCGACTCCAACGTGCCGCTGAAGGTGTGGGATCAGGCGGGTGGGCAGCAGCAGGCGGATGCCGTCCCGTTCGACTGGGACGGTCGCCGCGGGGCGCTCCAGCAGTACGCCTTCCAGCGGTGAGTTCTGACGCTGCTCTTATGTCCGCCTCCGACATCGATGCCCGCCTAGCGGGTGTCGATGTCGGGGTGGACAACGGGGAGTACCGTTACTTTCGCCCCACATCGCAGGCCGTCGACCGTTGGGTCGAATACGCTGCGGGCAGCGAGGATCGTTACTACCTCGGGTTGCCCGGTATCGATGAGAAGATGCGTGGCGTGTGGCCCTCCGACGTTCTGGTCGTTACAGGTCGTGCCCACACAGGCAAGTCTGCGGTGCTGCTGTCGTCCATAGTGAAGAACCTGAAGGCCGACCCTGAGTTCCATGCGGTGATCTTCACACCCGACGAGCCCGAGATTCTCGTCGTGTCGAAACTGTATGCGCTGTTGTACCAGCGTAACCTTGCTTCAATTGAAGAGGCGTTGCAGTCGTCGGACATGGCGTACCTCGGGGAGATTGAGGAAGCGAAGCGGTCGTGGCTGGATCGCGTCAAGATCTTCCCATATGCGTTGCCGTTTCCTGAGATGTCGGTGGCTCTGGCCGAGTGCGAGGACTACTGGCAGGCTCGTCCGCAGTTCACGATGATTGACTTTCTGGAACAGATGCCGTTCGCCAGCGGCTACGAGGGTGTGTCGAACGTGCTGAAGGGCATCAAAGAGTGGGCCGAGCATGAGAACATGCCGGTCGGGTTGGTGCATCAGTCGGGGAAGAGCAGCACCCGTGGTGCTTCACGGGGCATGGACGACGGCAAGTTCAACGCCGACGAGTACGCTATCCTGCAGTTGAACGTGTTTCGTAAGCGTGACCTGCCGAAATTGTCGGAACATGAGCAGCGTGTCCATTCAGTTTCAATCTCGTTGGACCTATGTAAGAACAAACGCCCCCCCTGTCAGATCACTGACCCGCCAATAGATTACTTCATTGATCCGACCTGTGGTCTGGTTCGCGAATACTTCGATACCGACATTCCTGTTGATAACCGATGGTTACTCTGAACCAGACGGAGCAGTTCGCGTACCTGCACCGCGGGGGCGCTCTCGCTGGATGCCCGCCAGAGGGCGTCATCACGCCCCTGAAGGCTCCGAACGGTGATCTGCGGCGTGCCAATGGCGCCGACTACCTCGTAGCCATAGAGGGGCATCTCGGCGGTGTGTTGCCGTTGGGTGTGTACCCGCTGTTCAAGACTGGTCGGGTGTGGCAGGTGCATTGGATGGCAGTCGATCTGGACGAAGGTGAAGCCAGCCTAACACATGCCTGTAATCTACGCACATTGTTGGAGCGTTACGGGATAACAGGCATCATCGAACGGTCGCGTCGCAAGGGCTACCATGTGTGGGTGTACCTGAAGGAACCCGTCTCAGCCAGCGTGGCACGCCGATCCATGATCGGCGCCTGCCGCATCGTGGACGTTCCCATTCGGGAAGTGTACCCGAAACAAAGCGAACTGTCAGACGGTAGCATCGGCAACTGCCTGAGGCTGCCCTACCCGATGCCTCGCGCCGAGGGCCGTCAAGTCGCACTGGACCGCGACTTGGACCCTCTGGACTTCCCCACCTTCATCACCTTGGCATCCGCAACGATGACAACACCCTCACAGGTGCGGAACCTGCTGCCCCTCCATGTCGCCACCGAGCCAGCGTCAGCGATGCAGCAGCAACGCGGCGTCCGCACCGACACCGACTTCACAGGATCGGCACTACGCATCTGGAACGCAACCGAGTGGGTTGACCGCAGCCGCGACCTCTGCACGTTCGCAATGTCGCTGTTCTCACAGGGGTACACCACCGATACTGTGCGACAGTTGCTGTACCAACTGGACGACCGCATGAAAAAGTATGTCGGTCGCTCCGACAGAGAGAGACGAATAGATGACATCGTTGTCGAAGCAGGCAGACGAATCTAGATGATACACAAGTTCACTGTGCGTGGTCGCCCCATCGCCAAAGGCCGACCCCGCTTCGGAGCCAAACGCGTCTACACCCCCAAACGCACAGTAGAGGCAGAAGCGGCCATAGCCGCCGCCTACAACGGCCCATACTTCGAAGGGCCGGTGTCGATCTCCTGCGTGTTCAGCATGAAACGCACAATCATCACGATCCGCAGCCTAGATGAAGAAGATTCCACGCTGCGCGGCGACACAACCAACTACCTCAAAACAGTGGAGGACGCCCTCAATGGAATCGCCTACGACGACGACCGTCAAGTGCAACGTGTCGTCGGAAGAAAGAAATAGACATGGGTGACGGACCATTCCACCAGAAACCATTCGAACAACGAATGGCCGAAATGGGTGACGAAGCCGAAGGCGAATTCGAAGCCCGCCACGACAACGTAGCCCGCTTCGGCTTCAACCGACCCCCCTTCACCATCCAACACCTACCGCTGACAATACGCTACACTCCTGACTTCATACAGTCATCCCCACAACAGTTCGTGGAAACAGTCGGCATGGGCAAGAACGGCCTCAAGTTCAAACTAGAGAAACTGATCGCCCTGTCATGGTGGGATCAAACACTGCCAGTTCTCATTTGGGCGTGGTCAACGCCACGCCAAAACTGGGCATCGCTGTACGTCTCCGAACTACAACGAATGATAGAGAAAGAAGAAGTACCCGTCGGATACTTCCGAGAAGGCAAAGCCTACTTCCAGATACGTCCATCGCTCCTAGAGTGGGGGGATGGCTAAGCCCCGAGGGGGAGCAGGACGAACAGATCCCGAATGCGGCACACGCCTAGAGTCGGGCTACTACGAAGTAAGCGAACGATGGCTACACAACGAACGGCTCGAACACAACGCGCCCTCATCGTACATCGAAGCACTGATGCAAACGCCACCCGGCGAAACCAGCGCAGACTCGCTGGAAAGCCGACTGTGGTTACATGATGTGGTGCTTGAAGCATTGGAAACGCTCCCCGAGGAGGATCAATGGATCCTCCAAATGCTGCTGGTCGTCCAGATACCGCTGCGGCGATTAGGTGCCCTGATGGACATTCCGAAAACGTCGTTGGCTCGGAGACGCGACGCCGCATTAGAGGTGGTAAAGGCGCGTCTGTTGGAGCATGACGACATCCGCGGAATGTACCTCTAGTCGTCGGGGTGCAGCCCAGCGCAATGGTCGATAAACCCGAACAGTCCATGCAACCATTCCAGACACTTCGACAAGGCAATGATGTTGCCCCCTGCTGCTTCGCCCCACGTTTCCAGCAGGCTCATCACCTCATGGTCGTCAAGGACGAGCAGCACACCAAGGCTGTCATCATGCCATGCAGCGTGGGTGCCGTCGTTGATGTCCAACACATGACGCTTGGTCCGCATGTCTGTCTGGATTTCCTGCTCTAACGCTGCACCGCCGCCTGCCATCCAGTCGGCCCATACACAGTCGAACTCGTCAGGGGATGCGGGTAGTCCCACGATCAATCTCCTTATGAGCAGCCGCTGGTTTCTCCACAAGCAGAACACACCAGACAAGACCCTGCTCGCTGCATCGGAATGCCACACAGGTAACACAACGGGTTGTTGTTCAATGAGCATTGCTGCGTCGGCGCAGCAACCATAATAGTATTTTCGGTCATAAAAATGTTTTACCTTCTTCGGTTGCGGTCCAGCACGCCTTTCGACCATGCCTTGACCAATGCTAGCACAGCGGCAGCGCCTGCAGCGGATGCTGCCTCAATCGATGATGCGTCCGTGACGCAGAACACGCCGAGGAACGCTTGGGTGAACGTCGCAGCGGCGCGTTCGATTTTGTCGCGTAGTGCAGGACTCATGTAGGTTTCCTCAATACTGTGGGGGCTTGCGCGGCTTCTTCTTCTGTGGCCTCTTCGGCTGCTTCGGCATCAGCCGTGTAGCGCACGCCGCGCTCCGCTCTTCGACGGAGAACCAACATGGCCGATCCCGCCACCACGCTTCACTGCAGTGACCAGAACCTGACCGGCTGTCACCTTCTTAGGTGTCGTACCATCGCGCATCGTAACCTACTTTCCGAAGGGGCGACCGCCATGAATGGCGTTCCCCAGTCCCGTGTTGCGTAGATACTTGGCGTCTTTCTTCGCCTTTCCACGCATGGCTGATTCGTTGTAACCTTTGCCTTTCGGCATGTCAGTACCTCTCTCTTCTACATTATGAACAAAGCGTCCCAAGTGCGAACGCCGATCACGCCGTCCGCCTTCAGCACACCCACCGAACGCTGAAATTCCTTCACAGCGTCACGGGTTTTCTTACCATAGATACCGTCAACCACCCCTACATCAAACCCTCGGTCCCGTAGATGGCTCTGAGCGAGCCGTACAGCCACCCCACGGCTCCTGCGGCGCCTAGACAGGGGTCTGGACGCTACAGAGGCTCTCACGCCCGTCAGGAAGGCTGTGATGGCGTTCCAGTCGATGCTGGCAGGATTCCCCACCGACAACTGACACCCACTCGCAACCCAGTCAGCCAAAGCATCGCCGGGACAAGAAGTCCCGGCGAAGTCACGATGCACCTTCACCCACAACTTACCCCCATACCTGTGGGTAATGTCATCCACCAACGCCCTGATCGACTTCCTCGCCGCCTCAGGAACCGCATCGCCACCCCACTGCGTATAACAAATCGACTCCGTTCGACTGTTCCAACCACGCGTCGCACCACCCACCACACCAGCACCACGACCCTCGTAAACGACACCCGCCTCATCAACCAACCAATTGTACGCAATCGCATTCCAACCACGCGTATCCATATGGTGCGCCTCAAACGCCCTCAGCGCAGCCACACCAGCCGGTGCCTCACGCACACCGCCATGATGCACCACAACACCCTTGACACGCCCTTTACGCAACGCCACAAACGCCTCACGCGGCGACCGATCCGCCCACTCATGCCTTCGAACAATCTTCATCGCACTCTCATCTCCAAATCTAAAGCATCCTGCCACGCCTTCGAAAAAGCCCGATCATTCCGCAACTGCTGATTTCTCTGCTCAAACTCATCGTTGATCCGAATCTGCGTCCCAAAGATCGCCGACACAATCGACGCCGCCTGACGCCGATGATACCGCGCCTCATCAGGCAACATGCGACGGAACCTCGCCAAGAACGGCACCCAATTCTCCATATTGTGAATGTCGTGATCCCGCATCTTCCACTCACCCTTCCGATTCTTCTTCGCCTTCCCCGCCAAACTCAACGCCTCCATCAAAAACGGCATATGCCGAAACGCCTTCGGCACCTGCTGGAACCGGCCACTAAACGGAATATCGGCAAAGAACTGCTTCCCCGCCCAAATCTCCAAAGGCAACTTGACAGGCGGAGCCGCCGACTCAGCCAACATACGAGTCAACGAAGTCGGATCCTGCACCAACCGCAACAAATCCCTAAACGGCAAATCAGGAATCCAATACGTCTGATTGCCATTCATCTTCCACGGCAACCGCATCCCCAACATTTCCATATAATAATCAGGAACAGCGTTCTTCTCAGGCTTCGTCGTCAACTGCATCTCACCCCGCGTCTGATACAACCGCGACCACGCCGTCGGATTCCGACCCACCGACTCCACCAACACAGGAATCACCGACCGTTGCCACTTCCAGAACGGAATAACCCGACGAGCCACACGCTCCGCCCGCGTCAAATCCGCATAGTTGAAATGCAGCCGATACACCTCGCCCAACGCATCAGTCAACGAACCACCCTTCTGCATAATGTCGAACGCCAACGTGCCACGCAACACCGTTTCCATCGACTCATTCGCCGTCCGAATCGCCCTAAACGGAGCAAACTCCGCAGAGAACGGATTGCCCACTATGTCAACCGGCAACCCCGAAATCGGCGACGTTCCCTGATGCACAAACTTCTTCGGCACACCACGCAAAACCTCAGTCACAACCTGACCACCCGTAAAGATACCACCCTCAAACACCTGCAGCGCCGTATCCAAATCATTGATGCTCACAGACTTCACACCAAAGATACCCACATGCGCCTGCGACTTCGGTTCAAGAACCTGCTTCTTGATCAAAGCCCTGATCATCTCCCTCAACCCGTCCACAGGCTTCCCTTTACCAACCCGATGCGCCGTCCAATAAATCGCAGCAAACTTCTTATGCTGCCCCATATCGACATTGCCAAACGCATAATTCATCCACATACCGCCCAACCCGTTACGAGCCACGAAACCCGGCGTCGAAACCGCCTGCGCCTTCCAATAGTTGATGAACCGCTCATACTGCTTGACAAAGGAAGGGAAATGCTCCGTGTGCTGCGTCGTCTCAAACAAACCCTTCAACCCCGCCCATACTGCGTGCTGCTGCTCCAACGTGCCACCGACACGCCACCCCGCACCCCACGGCGGCACCGAGTTCAACTGGATAGCCGTAGCATCGATAAGCGCCTCCTGAAACCCGCGCTGCACCCGCACATTCTCATTGAACCGTCGC